AGACCATACTAACAGGCCCAATGGCACATATCCCATTGCGATGGGGATTAACAGGAACAGTACCAAAAGAGAAATTCGAATTTCAATCATTGCATATCGGATTGGGCAATGTTATCAACAAAGTATCTGCCAAAGAGTTACAAGATAAAGGCGTACTTGCACAGTGCCAAGTTAAGATAGTCCAATTAATGGACCACGCTGAACATCGTGATTATCAAAGTGAGTTGAAGTACCTATTAACTGATGATAAACGATTAGATGCATTAGTAGATATTATAAGTAATGCTAACAAGACAGGAAATACTTTAGTTCTAGTTGATAGAGTTGAGTCTGGTAAAGAATTAGCGAAACGATTGGGTGATGGTGCGGTATTCGTTAGTGGTGCAACTAAGAGCGAGGATAGAAAAGAGCATTACGATGAAGTTGCCGACACAGATAATAAGATTATTGTAGCAACATATGGTGTTGCTGCTGTTGGTATTAATATTCCTAGAATTTTCAATCTTATGTTACTTGAATCGGGTAAATCATTTGTTCGTGTAATCCAATCAATTGGACGTGGTGTACGTAAAGCAAAGGATAAAGACTTTGTGCAGATTTGGGACATTACTAGTTCATGTAAGTTTGCTAAACGCCACCTAACCAAGCGTAAGAAGTTTTATAAAGATGCAGGGTACCCATTCACATTAGAGAAAATGGAATGGAAGTAAAAGATTTTTATGTCAATTTCACCAAACTTCAATTAATGGTTGTTTGTATGTGATAAGTATTTTTATGTTAATATATAATACTTAATATGAAAATACACACACTAGATGACACGGCATATGAATTAAATGAGTTGCCAGAAAAAATAAATGATTTGAATTTTGCAATTTTGGATAACAGTAACCCAAAGGATGTAGATTACTACTACGTTCCTTTAATCTTTTTAGAAAGTTTCACATCCCCTGCATTAGTATTGCGGATAGGAGATAAAATTATAAAGATGCCAATGGATTGGTACTTATTGTTAGGAGAAGAAGATACTGGCGAGTTAGAAGCAGTTGCATTAACGAGCATCAATGACAGAGACTTCAAGGCATTTGAGTTTAATAGTCTTAGCGGGTTTCGTGCAGATTTCCCCTCTGTTGAGGTAGTAGATGTGTACAATGAAGTTCAATGGTACAATCCAAAACTTAAAAACGGACAGTACCTAGGTGTCCCAATCGATGATGGTGATAAACCAAGAGTAGTATATTTTATCAAGGATGTATCCCGAAATTGCCAAGTAGTAGATTATTCACAAGCATGGTAGAATGGCACAAAAACCAAAATTAGATATATTCAAAATGCTCAATGCGATTGATACTAAAGATTATTCTTTTTTTGACAATCTGAGCGACGATGAACGAAAAGGCTTCAGTGCTTACCTAGGGTTGAAGTGGGGAGCAAGCGTCAGTGGTGACAATCTAATGCAACACTTCTATCTTGCTAGTATGAATCACTGTGCAAATAAATATTTATTTGATATCAACAAACATCCCAAACTACAATGGCTAACGTTAGTTGCCAGTAGCCCAAACAAGGGGAAGAAACGCCACGAGTGGTTAGGGACAAAGAAAAAAACAACTAAAAAATCGCAGGATGATATTAAAAAAAGATTAATGAAGATTTATCCTATGTATAAAGAAGATGAAATTGAATTATTGAGCACATTGGTTACTAAAAAAGATTTAAAAGAATATGACAAAGAATGTGGTAACAAATAACACACACCAATGCACGTACTGCAATAAAGAATATAAAAGCAAATCACCACTAGAAAAGCACTTGGTGAAGTGTAAGAAGAAATACGAAACACCTAGGTATTTCAAAAGATTAGAACACTACACTGATGTTCCAATAAGAATAGCATACTACGCTTATCTAAAATATTACGAACAGTTTAAATCTAAAAAAACATTAGCACAATTTTTAAATAGTAGCGAGTACATGGGATTTGTTCGATTTGGCAAATTTTGCATTTCAATGGATACCATTCATATAGATAGATTTACCAATTACATAATTGAGAAGAGATTAAAACTTGATAAATGGGTTGATAAATCCATATACACCGAATACATTTATGATTTGGTTATCTCAGAACCTGCCATTGATGCATTAGAACGAACGATAAGGCATAGTGTCGTGTGGGGTGAAAAAAACAACTCAGATGGTAAAGATATTATTCGTAGTAATAACGATGGCATTATATGTTATTATATAATCAATGGTCTTATTAGTCCTTGGGTGCTATACACCAGTGATAGTGGTGGTGTTTTTTTAAACAATTTAGATAATGAACATTTGGAAACTATATGGCCATTTGTGAATTCAAAAATATGGGAATTGAAAATGAATGCTGAACCATCAGACGTAGAATACATGAAAATAACCCTTGCTGAATTAGGATGGTAAACAACATGAAAATGGATGCTGATGTTGACATCGATTTCTTTGATAGAACGAAGATACTCGATTTAATAAAACATATCCCTGCTAGGCAAGAATCAAATACTGAGACAAAACGCCACAACAGTGGTGTATATGTTACTGATATACCATATGATTCAATCAATGGCTGTTCTAGTATTGAATACAAAGAGGCAGAAGACAGGGGTTACTTCAAGATTGATTTCCTGAATGTACATGTATACAAGCATATCAGGGACGATGCACACTACCAAGAATTACTTATTCAAGAACCACCGTGGGATATGTTATTGGATAGTGATTTTAGTGACAAAGTTATCCATGTAGGCAATCATCATTCATTATTACTAATGATGAAGCCAAACACCATTCCTAGAATGGCAATGTTCTTGGCATTAATCAGACCTGCTAAAAAACATTTAATTGGAAAGAGTTGGGAAGAAATATCAACGGAAATATGGACTAAGCCCGTTGGAAATGGTTACTACTTTAAAAAAGCGCACGCAGTGAGTTATGCGGTGTTGGTAGTACTACACATGAATATACTCAATCAATATTCCGAATCAGAGTAATTGATTTTCGTTTAGAACGTTTTTGTGAGATATCATTGAGGCTAGTGCAAGGACCACTCAAAATAGTAAGGTTCTTGTTATTGAATACCATTTTACAACTAGAAAACACTGCCCATTCTTCTTTAAGAAATAGGTTAATTGGGATACTTCTGTTGGATTCCCACCACCATGTCTCCCCTAATTCCAAGAACAATTGTTTAGATTCGATGGTTTTAATTTCACTAAAATTGTACATAGTAGTTAATATCTTATCTTGATTCATGATAATACCAATATGCTCTGTATTTGCATATTGCACGATTGATAAGAAAGGATATTTTTCTGCTATTTTAAGAAATAACTCATTTTCCATAAATATTTAGATGTATTCAACTAAAATTTATTTATACAAACAGAGTCATGTAGGAACATTCTTTGACCCTGATATCACTTCAACCGTACATTTACCGAGGACTAATTACGTGTACTCAAAAATATTAAAAGTAGTCAAAGGCGTGGACACTGTTTTAGAGTTTCAATTCCTCAACCAAGACCAAAAACCTATTAATTTAGAAAACACATCACTAACATTTAAATTAATTAGTGAAAATGTGACTCTAATGAGTAAGGTACTTACCATCAATGTCCCGTCAAAAGGCAAAGCATCAATAACATTAACTGCATCTGATTTAACAGCAATTGAATCACAGCGCGCAAACTACAGTATCGAACGTGCGTTCAATTCGTTAACTGAATTGGCATATGTAGACGAAAACGCAGGAACGCAAGGTGTAATAGATATATTACCACAAGTAATAGTAGCACCTTAGCCGTACCAAATAAGTACATACATACCACATATATCATTAATAGGAATATAAATGTCAAAGAAGAAGAAGACTAATACCGGAGCAAGTATTGTTTCGAAGCTACATTTACAATTAGCAGAAATTGAACCAATCACAAAGGCACAAGGAGATTTTTTTAATAATTACGACAGTGGTAAGTGTCAATTATTAATGGGTTATCCAGGAACAGGTAAAACGTTCCTTAGTATGTTCAAAGCACTAGACGAACTAATATCAGGTGGCACAGACTTAAATCAAATCGTTATTGTGCGTAGTGCAGTGCCAACAAGAGATATTGGATTTTTACCAGGCGATATAAACGAAAAGCAACAAGTGTACGAATTACCTTATAAGAAAGTTTGTTCCGAATTGTTTGGCAGAGACGATGCTTATGAAATTTTAGTTAAG